GGCGTCTATGTTCCAGGGCCAAAGGGCTTTCACCTGTACAGCGGGTATAGCTGGCTGACGACGGACGGCGACCCGAAGCGGCAGAGCTGGGCCACAAGGCAGATGGTGAAGTACAGCCGGACGGCATACCGGCTGACGGTAGAAATCCCGGACGAGTACGCGGACAGGATCATGGACAGGGACGCGCTGGAAAGGCATTTGCCGGGAAGTAAGGTGCTTTTCATCGGCTGGAAAGGCTCGGAGTGCTGGAGGGTGTACCGGGGTTTTATCCCGCCGGACTGGATCAAAACCATAGACGGCATGGAACAATGAAAAGCGCGAGCGCTCGCGGATTTGGAGGGAATGACCTTGGATAAGAACAAAGAAGCTGAACGGGGCGGGACGCCCATTCAAAAGGAGCAAGGCCCTGTTGCGGTGCGCAACAAGGACATCCCTCTTTTGACGGAAATCCTGTATATCATGCAGGATGTTTGCCTGCTGGAGCAGCGGCGGGACTGGCAACGTGACCGCATGACCAGCATTACCCAGCACTTAACGGGGATGCCGGGAGGCGGAGGCTTGCCGAAAGGGCTTGACAGCGCCTTTGCGATCCTGGCGGAGATCGACGAGGAGCACGAAGCGCAATGCAAGGAATACGCGCGGCAACTCCGCAAGGCGCAGAAGATTTTGAACGGGATCGAGAGCCGAACCATGCGGACGTTTGTTGTGATGAAGTACGTCATGGACGTGCCGGACGTGAAGATCAGGCAGGAGCTTAATATGACGTGGCGCGGATTTGACCGGGCGCGCCGCGCCGTGGAGGACGCGCCGAACATGGCGGCGGTGAAGTGGCAGGAGCGTTACATCGTTGTGCAGAAAGGCGAAAAATAGGCCCAAAAATTTTTTCCAAAAACGGGTTGAAATAAAAAGCCGAATGTGCTATGATGCTATTGTCGCCAGAAGTGGAAAGCGGACAACATTCGTTGCCCGCTTATTTTTATGCCCGGAAGGAGGCGAAACCATGGCTACGCCGAGCATTTACCTGGAAATAGACGCCAGCGAATTGCAGGGCAAGATCGACGCGCTCAAGGCCGTGGTGACGCCGGAAAGATTCAACCAGATCATGTATTCCATCTTCCAGCGGACGGGCGGCCATGTAAAGATGATACTGCGCCAGGACTTGCCCGTGGACTACCACGTTAAGGCGGGCCAGATCAACGCCGCCGTGGGAAGCCCGAAAATGACCAGCGGCGCGGGCGGCGTGGGCTGCGCAATCCCCATCCGGGACAGCCGGGGAACCATCGGCGGACGGTACGGGGCCAGCGGCGGCGCGCACGGCTGGAACAGCCTAAAGCGGAAATACCGCGTCAAGGGCAAGGTTGTCAAGGCGGGCGTGAGCACCCTGCCCACCCACATGAGCAGCTACGGCGGACAGCCGCCTTTCCGAAACCTGGGAAGCAAGCTGGGCGGCCTGACCTTTACCCGCGCGGGCAAGGGACGATTCCCCATCAAAAAGGTTGTGGGCATCGCCATCCCGCAGATGCCCATGAACAGAAGCCAAGCGGAAGTGCAGAAGGATATACTTGAATACATGGAGCAGCGCATCGAACACGAATTTATGCGGGCTATGCGCGTCTGACAGGTGATCCTATGGGCATATCAATGACGAAAAAAGAGCTTGCGACCATCGCAGGCTATACATACCGGCGGCTGTACGACATAGACCGGGATCAGCCGCAGGAAAAGAAACTGTTTGTAGAGGGCGAGGGCGGCAAGTACGACCTCGCTATTTTTGTGCAGCGGTGGGTTGACTACAACGTGAATAACGAAACCGCCGACGTGGACGACCTGGACACGGTAAAGGCGCGGCATGAAGTGGTCAAGACACAAAAGACCGAGCTTGAAGTGGCGCGGATGCGCGGGCAGCTTATTGACGTGCAGGACGTGAAAAGGCTGTGGGGCGACATCGCCAACACCGTGACACAAAACCTTTTGCACCTTCCGAGCAAGCTGGCTCCCATGCTGCGGATGCTGGATAACACGGAGGTTATCGCAGACATGATCGACAAGGAGATTCGCAAGGCGCTTGAAGCCGTGGCGGACACTCCCCTGCCGACCTACGCGGCGACGGAAGAAAGCGACGAAAGCGAGGAGGAGGGCGACGAGGAGGTGTAACGGATGAGCGCCATTGCCGAACTCGCCCGATACACCTATGCCATGTTCCGGCCACCGGCACAGCAAACCGTGTCGGAATGGGCGGACGCAAACCGTGTGCTGGTGTCCGAGAGCAGCGCGGAACCGGGCGCGTGGCGGACTGACCGCGCCCCCTATCAGCGGGAGATCATGGACAGCTTTACCCAACCGGGCATCTGGCAGATCGTGATTATGGCGAGCGCACAGGTGGGCAAAAGCGAAATCGAACTGAATATGATGGGCTGCGCCATCGACAACGACCCAGGCCCGATGCTGTATATCCAGCCGACGGACAAGGTGGCCGAGGATTATTCCAAACGGCGTATCGCGCCGATGATCCAGGCATGCCCGACGCTGCGGGACAAGGTTTTCAAAGCGCGGAGCCGGGACGCGGCAAACACCATCACCATGAAAACCTTTCCAGGCGGGAGCCTTGCCATTATCGGGGCCAACTCCCCCGCCGACCTTTCCAGTAAGCCGGTACGGTATATCTTCATGGACGAAACAGACCGCTTCCCTGCCAGCGCAGGCACCGAGGGCGACCCGCAGGAATTGGCCGAAAGGCGTACAGAAACCTTCCGGCATAACCGCAAGATCGTAAAGACCAGCACACCGACCATAAAGGGGAAATCGAAGATTGAAACGGATTACATGAACGGCACGCAAGAGGAATGGCATACGGAGTGCCCGCATTGCCATACCTACAACTACATTCGGTTTGCGGACATCCACTTTGAAAAAGAGGACTATGTGAACGAGGGCGGCGACGAGGACTATCACGTTAAGGTGGTCACATGGCGGTGCCCGACGTGCAAGCGCGACATTGGGGAATACGAATGTAAGCGCCTGCCCGCAAAGTGGGTCAGCAAGAATCCAAAAGCCCTTGAAAACGGCATCCGATCCTTCCGGCTGAACGCCTTTATGTCACCCTGGAGCGACTGGAAGGATATTGTGTGGAAATTCCTCAAGGCCCACAAGGACGCAACGAAGCTGCAAACCTTCTACAACACGATTTTGGGCGAGGTATGGGAAATACATACCAACAGCGGCCTTGACGAAGCGCTGTACAAGCGCCGGGAGCATTACGACGCGGAAGTGCCGACGGGCGTTTTGCTTCTGACAATGGGCATGGACACGCAGGACAACCGCCTGGAATACGAGGTTGTGGGCTGGGATCGGAACGGGCAGAGCTGGGGCATCAACCGTGGCGTGATCCCCGGACGGGCCGACGCCCCCGGCGTATGGCAGGAGGTTGACGCCCTGCTGGATCGGGAATGGAAGCTCGCCAACGGAATGAAAATGCGCATCCTTGCGACGTTCATTGACTCCGGCGGCCACTTCACCACCCCCATCTACAAGGAGTGCGCGAAGCGCGCCAGCAAGCGGATATGGCCTATCAAGGGCGAAAAGGGCGAAGGAAAGCCGGAGTGCAGGCCCATGAAGCGCGGCCAGGGCGAGGGCGCTAAATTCATGCTGGGCGTTGACGAAGGAAAGGCCGGGATCATGTATGAAGCCGCCGTGGAGGAGCCGGGGCCAAACTATATGCACTTCCCCATCGAATACCGGGCGGGCTACGACATGGAGTATTTTAAGGGCCTGATTTCCGAAAGGCTGGAAATACACCGGCGCGGCGGGCAGGGCGTGGCGGTATGGGAGCAATTCTATGAACGCAACGAACCGTTGGACTGCCGCAACTACGCGCGGGCCGCGTACCGATATTTCAACTGGCGCTTTGACGAGCTGGAGCGCCTTGTGAACGGCATCGAAGAACCGAAAAAGATCATCACCCGGCAGGAAGAAACCAAGCGCAAAAACAAGCGCGTGGTGAGCCGGGGAATCCAGATATAAAGGAGCGTGACAGCATGGCGGCAATATCCGCATACTCTTTGGCCGAAGCCCAGGAAATGCTTGAACTGTGGAAAAGCGCGGAAAGAGCGCTGGCAAGCGGACAGGTGACAAGCTACCGTGTGGGCACGCGGGAATGTACGCTTGTGGACATGGAGGACATCAGGGCGGCGATCAACTATTTCGGAAACCTGGTGGAAGCCCTGTCCGGCCAAGTAAGAACCAAGCGCGTGACGCGGGTTGTCCCGCGCGATCTGTAAGGGGCGTGATACGGCATGAACGAAAGACCGACATTCAGAGAGCGCGCCCTTTACCTGGTCAATCCGAAGAAGGGCAACGACGCATACAACGCCCGCCTGCGGAAAGAACGGGCGCAGGAAGCGCCGAAGGAAAACCAGCGGGCGGGAGGCGGCCCCCGCATGAGCTACGCCAGCCACGGGGCCAGCAGCACGCTAAACAGCCTGATCGGCTGGATCGTGGACGCGGGCAACGCGGAGGACAGCATCGACCTTCAAAGCTCCAAACTGCGGCAGCGCGCCCGCGACCTGTACGAAGGAGGCGGGCTTGCGCGAAGCGGCCCGGAAACGCTGACGACCTCCGTTGTGGGCTGGGGCATCCAGCCGAAACCCAAAATCGACGGCGATTTCCTGGGCATGACGGACGACGCGCGGGAGGAAGCGGAACAGGCGATCCTTCGGGAATGGAAGCTATGGGCCGAAAATACCATGTGCGACGCGGAAAGGCAGCAAAACTTCTACGGCTTGCAGCAGCTCGCTTTCCTGTCCATGCTGATGAGTGGTGACGTGTTCGCCCTTTTCGGCATGAAGGAAAACAAGCGGACGCCCTACCAGACCACCGTGCGGCTGCTGGAGGCTGACCGCATCTGCAACCCCGACAGCAGCGGCGACAGCGAAAGCAAGGAGAGCGACAGCGGCGGTCGGATCATCGACGGTGTGGAGATCGACAAGGAAGGAGCCGTGATCCGTTACTACATCGCCAGCAGAAGCCCGATTGCCGGGAACGACAACAGCGAATTGACGTGGACGGCGATTGACGCCTACGGCAAGGACACGGGCTATCCCAACATCCTGCACATCATGACCTGGGAGCGCCCGGAGCAGCGGCGCGGCATCCCCTTTGTATCGGCGGAAATCGAGCTTATCAAGCAATTCACCCGGTACATGAACGCCGAGCTTGCGGGCAAGGTCGTTTCCGCCATGCTGACGCTGTTTATCACGTCCAAGGAGGACGACGGCAAGGCGGGCATGGAGGACGCGGTAAACGAGGACGAGAAGGTAACGGACGACGAGCTGAAACTTGAACTTGCCCCCGGCGCGATCTACGACCTACCCCCCGGCAAGGACGTGACCACCGTTGACCCGAAGCGCAGCGACACGCAGTTTGAGAGCTTCGTCAATACCTGTATCACCGTGATAGCGTCCAGCATGGGCATCCCCAAGGAAGTGCTTATCAAGAAGTACGAGAGCAACTACACCGCCGCAAGGGCGGCCCTGCTGGACTTCTGGCGGACGGTGCGGGTGTACCGCACACGATTCAATACCGCTTTCAATCAACCGATCTACGAACAATGGCTTTCCGAAGCCGTGGCAGCCGGACGCATCGACGCGCCCGGTTTTTTCGATGATCCGGCGGTGCGGCTTGCGTGGTGCGGCTGTTCCTGGATGGGCGCGAGCATGGGCCATGTTGACCCGCTGAAAGAGGTCAACGCGGCGGAAGTGCGCATCCGCAACAATATCACCACCGAGGAACAAGAGGCCATGGAATACAACGGCAACGACAGATCGGCCATCGTGCGGCAGCGCAAGAAGGAAATCGCGGAAAGGGCCGACATGGGCGGCGCGGAGGACAGCAGCACGGCCCCGCCGCCCGACGATCCAGACGAAAAGGAGGACGAGGACAAGTGAACAAGGAGCGATACCTAATCCGCTTTAGCATGAAAGCCGAGGGCGACGAAGCCGAAGTGATGATTTACAGCGCCATCGACAGCGAAAAGTGGTGGGGCGACGAAACGACCCCCGCCGACTTTGACAAGGCGCTGAAAGAAGCGCGGAAGAACGGCGCGACCAAGCTCAACGTGCGGATCAACAGCCCCGGCGGGGACGTGTACAGCGCCGTCGCCATGCGCAGCATGATTATCAACGCAGGCTTTGAAAGCGTGCGGGTGATGATCGAAGGGCTGTGCGCCAGCGCGGCCACGCTGTTTGCGACCATCCCGGACGCGAGCGTGGTCATTGCCGAGGGAAGCGAATTTATGATCCACAACCCCATGACGATTGCCTGGGGCAACGCGGCGGAGCTGGAAAAGACGGTGGATCATCTGCACAAGCTGGAAAGCCAGTTTCACGGGATGTACGCCGCCAAGACCGGCCAGACCGAGGATCAGATCAAAGAATGGATGGACGCCGAAACGTGGTTTACGGCGAAGGAAGCCTGCGACTATGGTTTCTGCGACGAAATGCTTTCGGCGGAGCCTGTGGCGGCCTGCGTCAGCACGCACGAAATGGCCGTGATGTGCGGCATCTACAAGGCGGTGCCGAAGGGCATCACCATCCGGCAGGACGACAAGCCCGCCGCAAAAGAAGTCAGTCACGAAGCTCCAGTTGCCGGGGCCTCGACTGAAATAAATCAACACGAGGAGGAAAATCCAACCATGGACATCAAGGACATCAACGTGGATCAGCTTCGTGCGGAGAACCCGGCGCTGCTTGAGCAGATTCAGCAGGCCGCGATTGCCGCAGAACGCCAGCGCCAGGAGGACATCGACGCGCTGACCGATCCGGGCTACGAGGAACTGGCCGCCAAGGCCAAGGCCGACGGGACTTCCGCGATGGACTTCCACAAGCAGCTCATCGCCGCGAAGAAGCAGAAGGGCACCGACTTTCTGAACAATCGCAAGGAAGAAACCGCCCCCGCAAAGGACGTGGCGGGCGGCGCGCCCACCGACGACAAGCAGACCGAGCAGGCGGAAATCGAGGCCAACGCCAAGGAGATCGCCGCCTATGCCGCCGCTTACGCCGGTAACGACAACGAAGGTATGTTTTAAGGCATACGGAAAGGAGAAACAAGCATGAGCAAACTGTATGATACCATCGGCACCAGCACGCCCGACCAGCTTCTTGCGAAGGTTGAGGCTGATCCGATTGCGGTCAATCTGCTTCCCGGCCAGGGAGAACTCAAGCGCGGCACCGTGCTTTACAAGGACGCCAACGGCTTCTACGTCAAGGCGGGCAACGCGAACATCAGCACCAGCTACGACCTGGTTGTGCTGAATGAGGACGTGGACACCGGCAACGACGGAACCGCCGTCGCCGAGGTTGCCGCCGCGTACCGCGAGGGCACCTTCATTGACGGCAAGGTGAAGTACAACAACAGCGGCACCATGGCCCCCGTGACCGCCGCCCACAAGGTTGTGCTTCGCCTGTTCGGCATCAAATTCAACCAGAGCGTTGAGAGCGCCGGAACCTTCCAGAACGGCCCCGCCCTCATCACCTACAAGGCCAACAACGGGGCCAGCCCCGCCGAGGCTGATGTGGTGATCGAAACCGCGCGCGGCGGCAGCTATACGGTGCTGAACAACACCGATTCCAAGCTGGGCTTCACCGCGCCCGCTACCAAGGCTTTCAGCAAGTGGAACACCAAGGCGGACGGCAGCGGCACGGACTACGCCGCAGCGGCCAGCTACACCGCCAACGCCGACCTGACGCTGTACGCGGTGTGGGCTTGATCCCCCGACGACCAATAACGAAAGGAGAACATGAACTATGGATCTGTATGATGTTCGGAGCCAGCTCAAGGCGCTTGAGCTGATGCCCCGTGAGTGCAGCGTTTTGATGGACTTCTTCTGCAAGGAGGAGGGCGTCGAAGAAAACGACAAGGCCATCTATGATTTCCGCAAGGGCACCAAGGCGATGGCCCCCACCGTGCATCCCGGCACGGGCGGCGTCATCATGGAGCGCGACGGTTACGAAACCCGCGAGATCGGCTTCTGCACCATCGCCCCGGAACGCCTGATCGAAGATCAGAACC